ATCAATATCTGCAACAGGCGGTGACGCTAGTATAGATTTAAACCTTACACCAAAAGGAAACGGAAGAGCGACTTTCAACGGCCAAGGTAAAATTCAAAGTGTTGCAGAAAAAGTTACAGTTGATGCTGGAAGCGGACCATCAGGAACATTTCCCTACGATGTACTTACCCAAGCAGTTGTTTATACATCTGGAAGCAACGTTGGTAACTGGACATTAAATGTTAGAGGTGATGGATCTAATTCATTAGACTCAATTATGGACACAGGTGAATCTATTACTATTGCACATATTAGTACAAATGGTGGAACAGCTTATTATAATTCAGCATTTCAAATTGATGGATCAAGTGTTACTCCTGAATGGCAGGGCGGAACAGCCCCCACTGAAGGTAACATCAACTCATTAGATAGTTATACATATACAATTATTAAAACTGGTTCATCTACATTTACAGTGTTAGCTGCACAAACACAGTTTGCATAATAAATTAGGAGGAGAAAGAATATGCCATTAAAATCAACATTTGGAGCAGGATCAGTAAGAGGATTTGGTGCTGGTGCTGGTGCTGATACTTTTATAGTAGCAACAGGTGGAACAATCACAACCGTTGATACAGATTACAAAGTACACACATTTACAGGCCCTGGAACTTTTGAAGTTACTGAAGCAGGTAGCGGAGCTAATGCAGGAGTTGGTTATTTAATAGTTGGCGGCGGCGGTGCTGGCGGTACAGGTTCAATCGGCGGCGGCGGTGGAGGTGGTGGCTATAGAGAAGCAACAACAGGTGGATATACAGCAAGCCCACTAGCTACTCCAACACTTGTACCTGTTAGTGTACAACCATATCCAATTGTAATTGGAGGTGGTGGTGCTAAAGGCAGTCCGGGACCGGAAGATAATAATGGTGGCGGTGGAAATAGTGGAGTAGCCTCAAGCGCTTTAGGTTTAACTTCAGCCGGAGGTGGTAGAGGAGCTAGTTCAAATTCAGGTATACCAAATGGATTTGGTGATAATGGTGGTTCAGGCGGAGGAAATAATCAAAACGTAACTGGAATTAATAATGGAAACACTCCCCCAGTTAGTCCTCCACAAGGATTTCCAGGAGGAAATGCTCCCGCAGGTAGTCCTGCAGGTCTTGGTGGCGGCGGCGGTGGAGCAGGAGATTCTAGAGCCCAACCATGGGTTGGTGATGATGGTGGTACAAGTTCAATCACTGGATCAGCAGTAATTTTAGCAAGTGGTGGTGGCGGTGGTAAAAGTTCCGGTACACCCATACCCTCTAATGGCGGTCCAAGAGGTGGTGGTGCTGGTGGCAGTAGTAATATCGCAGGAAATTCTGGGGCTACTGGAAATACTGATGGTGGAAATTCAGGAACTAATCTTGGTGCTGGTGGTGGCGGCGGCGGTCGTCAAGCTTCTGTAAGTTCAAAAGCTGGGGGTAATGGTGGTGCTGGTGTAGTACACATAAGGTATAAATTTCAATAGGAAAATATTATGGCACATTTTGCAAAAATATCAGAAGAAAACGAAGTACTGGCGGTATTAATTTTAGATGATAAAGATATGTTAAATTCTGATGGTGTGGAAACAGAAACTGTTGGACAAGCTTATTTAGAACAACACAATAATTGGCCTGCTCATTTATGGATTCAAACTTCTTATAATACACATAGTAATGTTCATCAACTAGGAGGCACTCCTTTTAGAGGAAATTACGCAGCAATAGGTTATACTTGGGATAGTATTAATCAAATTTTTTGGTCTCAAAAACCTTATCCATCTTGGGTAAAAAACCTAACAAATGCAAAATGGGAATCTCCGGTAGGAAATGCTCCAGAATTAACTGCAGAACAAAAATCTCAAAATGAAACAGATTTTACACATAATTGGATTTATTCTTGGAACGAAGAAAATCAAACTTGGGATTTATCAAACACTTTAGCGTAACACTTGACACTATAAAATATTTATATATATTTATATATAGGTATGCATAAGAAAGTATTAACAGAACAGTCATTATATTTTGGTGAGGTTAAAATGCCAAAACATTGGGAGATAGATTCAAATGAGCTAGCTCATCATATATTACATTCTAGTTTAAATAACTCAGAACTTGAATTTTCAAAAACTTGGGACAAGTTAGATACATACATAAAAAATTATGTAGGTTTAAAATTTAATATACAATTAGTAAATAAAAATAGATGGGGAAATATATATAAACCCAATGAGACAACAATTCCTTTATTAAATATTGATCCGGTAGATCTACGAAACTCTCCAGACTTTACTATGTTATATGGTGTTAAAGTTAAAGACTGTTTTGTTAGAATACACTACGATGATAATAGACGTAAAGGAAGAAGTTGGGACGTAGAACTTAAAAACAACATGTTCTTAATGTTTCCCTCAACTAATATGCATTACATAACTAATAATCAAAAAAATGATTTAAATTTTATACAAACGAACACTTATGAATATATCTAATTACTACTGGTATTTTAAATCTGCAATACCGCCAAAAATTTGTGATGATATTATTAAATATGGTTTATCTAAAAAATCTTCATTAGCAAGAACAGGGGGCTATGTTAATAAAAAACTTACTAAAAATGATGTTAAAGATATTAAAAAAAAAAGAAACTCAGATTTAGTTTGGTTAAATGATTCTTGGATTTATAAAGAAATACATCCATACGTACATCAAGCTAACAGAAATGCAGGTTGGAATTTTGAATGGGATTTTTCTGAATCTTGTCAATTTACTAAATATAAATTAAATCAATATTATGATTGGCACTGTGACAGTTGGGAAAAACCTTATCATGAACCCAGTGATTTTAATAAACACAATAAAATTAGAAAACTATCTATGACTTGTCAGTTAACAGATGGTTCAGAATATGAAGGTGGGGAGTTGGAATTTGATTTTAGAAACTACGATCCGCATACAAGGGATGAAATTTTTCATGTAAGAAAAGCAATAGAAATATTACCAAAAGGTTCTATTGTCGTGTTCCCTTCATTTGTTTGGCACAGAGTTAAACCAGTAACTGCTGGTACAAGATATAGTCTTGTTGTTTGGCATTTAGGGAAACCTTTTAAATAGTATGTTTATTTACGAAAAAAATATTAATAAAAAAATATGTAAAGATTTAATTCTGTTGTATGAAAATTCAGATAAAAAAGAATACATTAATGAGAAAGATGTTAAAATGACACAAGGTGTTTTTCATATAAGTAATCCTAATTTATCTGATTACTTAAAAGTATTAAATAAATTAATAAAACAATATATTAAAAAATATAAACACATTAATTATGGCCAACAACCTTGGACTATATACCCTAATATTAAAATTCAAAAATATAAACCTAATGAAAATTATGGAGGATGGCATTCTGAGTCTACAGGATATAGAGGAAACAATAATAGGTTGCTAGTTTTTTCTACTTTTTTAAATACTATAGACCAAGGGGGAGAAACAGAATTTTTTTATCAAAAACAAAAAATAAAAGCAGAAGAAAGTAAAACAATTTTATTTCCTTCTTTTTGGACACACACTCATAGGGGAAATAAAACAAAAGAAACTAAGTATATAATAACAGGGTGGTGCACCTATATACCTTAAATATGTTTAAAGAAATAAATAATTTTTTACCAAATAATTTTTTATCGGATATACTTACCAATAGTTTTCCTTGGTATATAACAGAAACTACAAAAATTAAAGGTAAAGCAGGTAAACCTTATTTTTTTCATCTGCTGTATTTTAACGAACCTAACAGTAATTATTATGAAAAAATTATGCCAAAATTTATTGAAAAATTAAAGATAAAAAAATTAATTAGAGCTAAATTAAACTTGTATCCAAGAACATTTAACATAGAAGAACATAACTATCATGTTGATTTTAAATACCCACATAAAACTGCTCTTTATTATGTTAATACAAATAATGGTTTTACTATATTTAAAAACCCTTATAAAAAAATAAGTTCTAAAAAAAATAAAATAATTTTATTTGACGAATTAAGTGAACATAAAAGTACTAGTTGTACTAACAAAGATTTTAGAATTACTTTAAATATAAACTATGAGTTTTAAAAAAAATAAATACGTAATTATAAAACAAGCAATAGATAAAGATTTAGCTTTGTTCTTGTACAATTACTTTCATATGAAAAGACAAGTATTAGATACTTGCCGCAATGCTAGATATATTTCACCTTATGAAACATTATTAGGTGAGTATGAAGGGGCTAACAGTCAGATACCACACACCTATTCAAGCTATTCTGATATAGCAATGGAGACTTTAATGTTGAAGTGTCAACCTATTATGGAAAAGACTACAGGATTAAAACTATATCCAGCTTATACTTATGCAAGAATTTATAAAAAAGGTGATATTCTTAAAAGACATAAAGATAGATTTAGCTGTGAGATATCTACTACTATGAATCTTGCTGGTGATGACTGGCCAATATATTTAGAGCCATCTGGAGAAGTAGGCAAAAAAGGAATTAAAATAAATTTAAAGCCAGGAGATATGTTAGTCTACTCTGGTTGTGAACTAGAGCATTGGCGAGAAAAATTTAAAGGCAAAGACTGTGCTCAAGTATTTCTTCATTATAATAATAGCAAAACCCCTGGGGCTAAAGATAATATGTTTGACAAGCGCCCACATTTAGGTCTTCCTTCTTGGTTTAAAAGGTGATATATCTCCCTATAATGGAGGCAGTACCACCATACCCACTGCCTCCTTTATAAGGATTTTATATGTTACAAAAACTAGAATTTTTATCAGACATTACGTACGCAACACTGAATCAAAAACAAAAAGAACTTTGGGATGTGGAAGGTATACTTAAAAATAGATTGAATCAAAAACTTAAATTTGATTTAAGACCTTTAAAAAATAATATTAAAATAGGTAGTTTTAAAAGCAAAGCAGATAAAATGGTCTTTGATATGAAAGATCAATACATTATTGTGGAGGTAGAAGAATTACATCAATATCTAAAAGAAAATAAATTAAAAGAGGTGCATTTACAAGATTTGCTATCTAAGCTAGAGTGGAATATAATACTACCAAAATAACAAAAACCTTATATATTTAACCCTATGGCATTAAAAAAAGTAGATTTTGCAGCAGGTTTTAATAAACAAAGCGTACCTTCAGCTCTTCCTGGACAATGGGTGGATGGAGATTTTGTACGTTTTAGATATACCGCTCCTGAAAAAATAGGTGGATGGCAACAACTTACACAAGCTAATGAAACAATTCCTGGTGCAGCTAGAGCACAATTAGCATTTACAAGTTTACAAGGAGAACGATATACAGCTATCGGGACTTCTCAAGGTCTATTTTTATATTATGGTGAAGCTTTTTACGATATTACTCCTTTAGATACTGTAATTACAGGAGCAACATTCGATACTTTTTCTAGTCAAAACAATGTTACTGTAAACAAAACTTCTCACGGTTTACAAGTTGGAAGATACGTAACATTTACAGCAGTTACTCCTCCGACAGGATACTCCACAACAGATTTTACAGAAGGTGCTTTTGAAATTTTAACAGTCCCTAACGATAATACTTTTACTATTCAAATGAGAGTTAATGCAAGTGGTGCAGCATCTGCATCTGGTGCAGCATCTATTAATCCTTATGTTGAAATAGGACCTACTTTTCAAACATTAGGTTATGGTTGGAGCACTTACTTATGGGGTAATTCAACATGGGGCACTGAACGAGGAACTAGTAATGTAGTCTTAGATCCTGGTAATTGGTCTTTAGATAATTTTGGAGAAGTATTAGTTGCAACTATCTTTAATGGCAAAACATTTACATGGAATGCAGGAGCATCTAATTCAAGAACAGTTAGAGCTTCTTTATCAACTTCTGGTTTTTCTACTTCTGCTAATCCAACAGCTAGTCGATTTACATTAGTTTCAGACAGAGATAGACATTTATTTCATTTTGGAACAGAAACAACTATAGGAGATACT